GAAATGTATGCACACAAGGTACAAGTTGACGGAGAATGGAAAACATTCCCATGTTTAAAACATGAAAAAGGTGAAGCATGTCCATTCTGTGAAGCTCGTGAAGCTTTACTTGCAACTGGAAAAGAAGCTGACAAAGAATTAGCTAAAAAATACAACGCTAGAATGTTGTACATAGTTAAAGTTATCGACAGAGATAATGAAGCTGATGGTGTTAAGTTTTGGAGATTCAACCATGACTATCGTAAAGAAGGAATTTATGATAAAATCATTGGTGTATTAAACGCAATAAAAAAAGATGTAACAGACCCATCTACTGGTCGTGATTTATTGTTGACAATCAACAGAAATCAAAGCAATGTTCCAGTTGTATCAGCAGTTGCGTCATTGGACCCAAGCGTTCTTTCTGAAAATGCTGATCAAGCAAAAACTTGGTTATCTGACACAAGAACATGGGAAGATGTGTATTCAGTAAGAAATTACGATTACATGGAAATCATTGTTAAAACAGGCAGTGCTCCAGTTTGGGATAAAGAACAAAAGAAATTTGTATCTAAAGATGCTGTAAAAGCTGAAACAAAAAATGATTTAGAAGCAGAATTGACAATGGGTGTTGAAAATGTTAAAGCAAATGTAAAAGCTGCAACAACAACAACAACAGAAGCAAGCGAAACAGTTGCAGAACCAGAAGGTGAAGAAAAAGACGATCTTCCCTTCTAAAATGTAAAAATAATTCTACCTTTCTAAATATTTATTTAATATAACAAATAAATATTTAGAAAGTTTAAATGGAAGAAATTAAAAAAAAAAGTGTTTTAAATGTGAATTGGTTCTACCAATATCTGAATTTTATAAACATAGTCAAATGTCTGATGGACATATTAATAAATGTAAAAGTTGTGCTAAAAATGATACATTAAAAAATGAATTAGAATTGAGGAAAAATCCAGAATGGGTTTTAGCTGAAAAGAAAAGACATAGAGATAAGTATCATCGACTTGAATATCGAGGTTTATGGAAACCAAGTTATGAAAAGAAGAAAGCAACAATTAAGAAATACAATCAAAAATTTCCAGAAAAATACATGGCTTATAAATATGGGGAGTTATATTTAACCAAAAGTCCAGATTTTGATTTGCATCATTGGTCATATAATCAAGAAGATTGGTTGGATATTATAGAATTATCAATTAAAGATCATGGTTTTTTACATAGATATGTTGTTTATGATCAGGAAAGAATGATGTATAGAACATTAGATGGAATTCTTTTAGATACAAAAGAAAAACATTTAAAATATTTTAATGAATGTAAACTTAAGTATGAATATTAAAAAAACGAATAATGAAAACTATTGAAAAGAGTGATTTAAATAAAGATTTAGCAAAATATTTATTGGATAATAAAAATATTTTTGTTAGAAGAGATAATGGTATTATCAGACATATCAAAATATTTGAAAACAAAGATGATTTGATTGATTATATAAAAATTAATTTTGATGAAGGAAATGATTGGAGTGTGTTTTATACAGGTGAAGATGCTTATTTAACAGCTTGTAATAATAAATATCATGGATATTTAGATGATTTTTTATTTGATTTAGAACAGATTGAAACAATTCCATTAGATATAAATGAACATTTAAAATCATTACTATCTTATGATGAAATAACTAGTGTTATTTCAAGAGATTATTTTATTGATGCAATTTATGAAGTTAACACTATGAAAATATTTTGTGAAGTAGATAAAAATAAAGCAACAAAAGGTAGTTTTACCTTTAATGAAAATCAAGGTCCAGTTCAATATGAAATATATCCTTTTTAATTGATTTAAAAATAGAAAATAATGGAAACAATAATAAAAACAAATTTAACATCAAAATTAGAAAAAGCATTATTAAACAATAAATTTTGTTTTGTAATGAAAGAAAACGAAAACATTATTTTTGTATCAGATTTTGAAACAAAAAATAGTTTGTCTAATTATCTCAAAACATTTTTTGATATTTCAGCAACGTTTGAATATAGAACAGCTGAAGAAGCTTATGTTTATAGATGTAATTATTTATATAAAACATATTTAGAATTAATATTAAAACATTTTAAAGATGGAAAAGATTGGGGTGAAGATGAAAATAAACTTTATAAAAAATTAGATGATACATTTAAACGTAAAGAATATTTTCAAAAAATAATGACGTATGATAATATGGTACTTTGTATTCCAAAAGGAATTAATGATGTTGACGGAATTTTTGAACGAGAAAATACAAATTTAATATGTAGTGTGAATTCAATAGAATCGACAAAAGGAAATTATGAAAATATAAGTTTTGAAATTTATTAATAGGTGTTTCACAATTAACAAAATGGAGGTGAGAAATCACCTCTTTTTGTTCAAAACAATAACAAAAGTATAAAAATATGAAAAATGGCTAAAAAACCACAGAAAAATAGTGATGGCGGTAAAAAACCACCAATTAATAAAAAACCATTTAATCCAGATGAATTTAAGGATGATGAAGGATTAAATCGTGATGTAAGAAATAAAGAATTGACTTGGATACCTCTTTCAGAAGCATTTCATGATGCATTAAAAGTTCCAGGTATACCTAAAGGATATTTTACTTCTTTTAGAGGATATTCTAATACAGGAAAATCAACCGCTATATATGAAGGTGTTGCTGGTTGTCAAAAAATAGGTGATTTTCCTGTAATTTTTGAAACTGAAGGTAATTGGAATTGGGAACATGCTAGAAATTGTGGAGTTCAATATGAAGAAGTTATTGATGAAGAAACAGGTGAAATAAAACAAAAAGGAAATTTCTTATTCATGAGTGGTGATGATCTTTTGAAAAGATATGAAACATTTGACTACTCATCAACAAAAAATGGTACCAAAAAATTAAGACATGAAGTTGTTGTTGAAGATATCGCTAACTTTATGAACTATATTTTAGATAAACAAGATGAAGGGAAAATCACTCGTGATATAGCATTCTTTTGGGATTCAGTTGGGTCAGTAAATTGTTTCAAAGGAGCTATGTCAAATTCAAGTAATAATCAATGGACTGCTGGTGCAATTGGTGCTTGTTTTAAATCTTTGATTTATGGTAGAATACCAAATACTAAAAGAATTGATATGCCATATACTAATAGTTTTGTTATAGTTCAACAAGTATGGTTGGATAATGAAAATAAAGTAATTAAACATAAAGGTGGTGAGGCGTTTTTTAGTGCTCCAAGAATGATATTTCACTTTGGTGGAATTTTATCACATAGTACTAATAAACTTAAAGCAAAATCTGGTGGTGAAGAATTTCAATTTGGTACTGAAACAAAAATTAGATGTGAAAAAAATCATGTTAATGGTGTAGAACAAAAAGGTGTTATTGCATCAACACCACACGGTTATTGGAATCCAGATAAGATTGAAGATTATAAAAGAATTCATAAAGATTATATTATGAAGCATCTTAATACTACTATGGATGATTTTGATATTACAAAAGAACCAGATGGTCCTCAAGAGGATTAAAAAAACTTTTTATTAACCTTTTAAATTAAATGCTTTGAATAAAAGACCACCACGTAGCGGTGAACAAATCGTAAAACTACAAAATACACTATTGGTTGACGGAAATGCCCTATTTAAAGTAGGGTATTTCGGTGCCAAGAGCGAGTATAATCAACATGGCCAACACATCGGTGGTCTATATCAATTCCTAACAATACTTCGTAAAATACTTACAGAAGATTTATATCACAGAGTATATGTATTCTGGGATGGAAATTTCAGTGGCAAGTTAAGATATGAAATTTATCAACCATATAAGAGTGGTCGTGGTAAAGATTATATCAATGGAACTCAACCAATTGATGAGTCTGAATTACAACAACGAAAACTTGTTTGGGAATACTTGAATGAAATGTATGTTAGACAATTAAAACATGAAGTGATTGAAAGTGATGATTTCATTGCATATTATTGTTTGACAAAAAAAGAAAACGAAAAAATAACTATCTTAACTCATGATAGAGATTTTTGTCAACTGATCTCCAATGATATCAGAATTTATTTTTTAGATTTGAAAAATTATGTTGACCCATCCAACTTTTCTTCGTACTTTTGCTATAATCACGAAAACTCACGTCTGATAAAAACCATATCTGGTGATGATAGTGATTCCATAAAAGGAATAAAAGGTGTTAAAGAAAAAACACTTATTAATTTATTTCCAGAATTAAAAGATAGATCATTAACCATTGACGATATTATTGATAGTGCGAAAAAGCAACAAGAGGAAAGAATAACAAAGAAATTAAAACCGCTTAAAACTCTTGATAATATTATCAACAAAATAACAGATGGTGTTCAGAAGGAAAACATTTATGAAATAAATGAAAGACTTGTAAATCTGAAAAGACCAATGTTGACTGAAGATGGTATAAAAGATTTAGAACAATTAATTGATGGGACTCTTGATTCATCTGGGAGAGACCTTAAAAATGTTCTTGTAATGATGAAAAGAGATGGGTTGGATAGAACGATTGGTGAACAAAGATATCCAGAATATCTATTACCATTTAAAAAATTAATAGATCGAGAAAATAACGAGTAATTCAACAAACAATAAATAAATAACAATTTTATGACAACAGAAACACAACCAAAAAGAACAACTGAGTGGTCTTCTAATTTCGGAAAACCAATTGAAGAACAACGATTTGAATTCATCCTGTACATCAATGATCACATCATTTGTCAGAGATATTTCAACATTCGTGATTACAATGAAGATTCCATTCAATCACTTGAAATAAAAGAATTGATGGAAAACATATGTGGAATGAGTAATGGGCCTATTGGTGAATTAGGGATCATACCTAAGTTCTTGAAAAATAAATCAGTTGATTATATTTGGAATAATTACAATCCTTATAACATTCAACCAGATCAAGGTACTAAAAATATCTATGAAAAAGCAGATAATTTCCAATTTGAAATTAAGATAGATAAGAAGATGGTGGCTAAAGCTCAATTTACTGGAAATGTATTTCCACCAAAGGTGAGATATGCTGTAGATATAAAAGAAATTATTCCGTCAATTATGAGTGAAATTAGGCATTTTTTAAGCCAAAAAAATTATACTAAAGTAGAGTCGAATGTGACACTTTAAGATATTTATTATAACAAGAGTTTTTAAAGAAAGTGAAAAATTAAATGGCAAAGATAGATAAGGATAGTTTGGGGTATTTGGGTTTTGATTATCAACTTAGGTTGATGGCCCAAATACTAACAGACACAAAATTTGCAAATTCTATCATTGACATCGTTGACCCAAATTACTTTGATGATCCTTATTTAAGGATCATCGCTGCAACTATAAAGGATGCTAAAAGAACAGATGATATTATTCCAGATTTTGGAAGTGTTGAATTTAGACTCTTAGCTGATATTAAAGATGATGTGCAGAGAAAGTATGTTGTTTCCCAATTACGTAAAGTTGAATCTGCAAATTTAAATGATACATTTAAAGTGCAAGATGTAGCAATGAAGTTTTGCAAACAACAAGAATTGAAAAAATCAATAAAGGAGATTCAAAAAATTATTGATAAAGGAGATGTTGAAAATTATGAACAATGCGAATCAATATTAAGAAAAGCATTAGAACATGGTGATAACAAAGATGATGGGTTAGATGTTCTTGATAACATTAAAGAAGTTTTAGTAGATGATTTCAGAAAACCAATACGAACAGGTATTAAGGGGTTAGATGAAATAATGGATGGTGGTTTATCAAAGGGAGAACTGGCTGTTATATTAGCACCATTTGGTGTTGGTAAAACAACTATGATGACCAAGATAGGCAATACAGCCATGAATGATGGTTATAATGTTTTACAAATATTCTTTGAAGATAATCCAAAGGTTATCCAAAGAAAACATTTATCTTGTTGGTCAGGAATCGACTTGAATAATTTATCTCTTCATAAAGATGAATTAATTAAGATGTGCAATGAAATGGCCAGCAAGTCTAGAAATGGTAAAGGTGTATTAAAGCTTAAAAAATTTGCAAGCGATGGTACAACAATACCAATTATCAGACAATACATTAGAAAGTTGATAGCCCAAGGGTTTAGACCAGATTTAGTGCTATTAGATTACATTGATTGCGTCCAACCTTCAAAGCATTTTGATGATGCTAACGTTGGTGAGGGCAGTATTATGAGGCAATTTGAAACATTACTATCAGAACTAGACTTAGCTGGATGGACAGCAGTACAAGGTAATAGAAGTTCAATTAAAGCCGAAGTAGTAGAAGCTGATCAAATGGGTGGATCAATCAAAAAAGGACAAATAGGTCACTTTATTGTATCTATAGCAAAAACACTTGACCAAAAAGAAGCTGGAACTGCTACAATGGCAATTCTAAAATCAAGATTTGGTAAGGATGGTGTTATTTTCCAAGATATTAAATTTGATAATGCAACAATTCAAATTGATATGGGTGAAAGTAAAGGAGGAAGAACCACAACGGAATACAAGAAAGATACTGATACAAAGAACTTGCAAAGAGTTAATTCAGTATTAGAAGCTACGAAGGCTAGAAATAGAGC